AATTAAAATATATCCCTCATCCCCTTCGGGGGGTGGGGGGTTTTCTCAAACTTTTTTTTTTCAAATCGTAGTAAGGAAACGTATTGGTAGAAGTTATTGGTGTGTTCTTGTTATATGTACTTATTAAAGCTTACAACAAGGACCAAGATAAAGACCAATAGCTATTATATCCAAAAAAGTAGAGTACTATTGTACAATGTCTACAGAAGGAATAGTGAATGAATGAAACAGTTCTAGACAGGCTAACCACAGATTTAGAATATAGACAATCTATGCTAGATAACAGGCAATCGGCTAGCTTTTTAGGAGAGATGCAAGCAAAAGAAATAATAGAATTTTCTTATGCCCATATACTAAAGGGTTTAGAAAGAAAATCAACCTTAGTAGAAGTAGCAAGTAGTATCGGAAGGAGATTAAGACAAAAATTAAGACAAAAACAAAATAGTGTTTTAGATATTCAAGGTGGTTGGTTTGTAATGATCAGCTATATTGAGTTAGGAATACTTGGGTATCGAAAGAAACACACTTACCGTAATGGTAAAAAAGATAAACACAGATCATACTTTATTTATGCTAAAGACTGGAGCGCTATTAAAGAGCTTATGGACTTGGTAGATACAGAAAAGTGTGATATGTTTCCTGTTAACACCCCTGCAACACCGTGGGATGGTTCTGCGTATCACTCAACAACAGGAATTAGTGTTATTAAGAAGGGCTATGAAGACGCACTGAAATACTTCGAACAAAACGACATGAGCTATATTGTAGACACGCTAAACAAGTTAAACAATACAGCATGGGAAATTAACCCAAAAGTATTTGAAGTTTACAAAGAGTGTATGCATCGTGAGGAAAATCCTTTTAAGTTTACTAAGGAGATTGATCCAATTAAACGGGCTTCCTTAATTATCGAAGCAGAGGCTATACAGAGGCTCGCAGAGAAGCACGTAGGGCAACCGTTCTATCACTTGTATAACCTCGACTTCCGTGGTCGTATTTACCCTAACACAGCCTTCTTACACGAGCAGTCTAGCGACAACGCTAAAGGTATACTGTTATTACACGAACCTGTAACGTTAGGTGAAAACGGCCTGTATTGGTTATGTGTTCACACTGCTAACGTTTGGGGTAATGATAAAGTAACTCTTGATGACAGAGCGAGTTGGGTTGAAGATAACTGGCTTTGGATTATCAATCAAGCAGAAAATCCTTTTGGAACTTGCGATTGGATGAAAGCAGATAAACCCTTTAGCTTCTTAGCCGCCTGTTATGAAATTAAAATGTTAGCTGACTGGACACGAGAAGGAAATTCGGAAGAAAGCTTCCCCTCCTGTTTACCTGTTTACATTGATGGCTCTAACAACGGCGTACAACACCTAGTAGCTATGTCCCAAGATAATGAAGTAGCACCACTAGTCAACTTAGTTCCACAGGAGCTTCCCGGCGATGTCTATATGTTTATTGCAAATAAAACTTGGGAGAACTTAGAAAAGAGAAAGCAAAAGCTCGATGCGGCTACTATTAACAAGTTCAATGATATTTTCCAAACAGCNACTAAGCTGCAAAGAGATTATCAAGAAGCACCCGATAAGTCTGAAAGNAAAGCNTTGGCNTTTCANGCAGCTCAAACTTGGCGCAATCAAAACCGTGACTTAAGAGAAAAGCTCTTTCCTGTTTACTGGACTAATATTCAAGATAAGAAGATCCAGAGAAAGACAGTTAAGCGTAATGTTATGACTCTTGGCTATGGTGGTACAGCCTACGGTATGGGTCAACAGGTGATAGAAGACACTAGGGATATCTCGCCCTATCTAAGAGACAAAGAGCATCTCTGGGGCGCACTCCTTGGCTCTCTGGTATATCAAACCTGTTATGATGAGCTTAAAGGGCCAGCACGTATGTTAAGNCTCTTCCAAACTCTTGCTGAAAGGGCAAACGAGAAGAAGGTTTACTTAAGCTGGATCTCGCCAATTACTAACTTCCCTGTGTGTCAGGCCTACAGAAAGCCTACCACTAAGCGTACCGAATTAAAGTATGGTGATGAAATACTTAAAGTTCAACTACAGGTATGGGAAGAAACAACTGTAAATGAAAGTAAACAGAAGACAGGTGCAGCACCTAATATTGTGCATAGCCTCGATGCTGTCCACTTAACTATGTGTATTCATGACGCTGAATATACAACTACTGTTGTGCATGATTCTTTTGGGTGTCATGCGGGTAATATGAATAATATGTTTTTACATGTTAGACAAAAGTTCGTAGATCTCTATAAGGCAGAGCCTTTAGAAGATATCTTAGAACAATTAGACTCTACGGATTTATCTCCAATGAAAGGAACACTCGATGTCGCAGACGTTCTCAAGTCCGATTTCGCTTTTGCATAAGCGTATCAAAATTAACTTTGATGGCAATCAGGATATTGCCTTTGTAACTTCTGTTGATGATGCAGGAGAGTATATAGAGGTTCTTGTAAACCCTGACGAAGAAGATCGTCAATTTTTTGCCGAACTTTACCTTGATAATAACCCAACTGACTGGTATGTTGCTGAAATCTTAGATTAAACAATACCTGACGTTAAAGAACAATAATGTTCCCTATAATGACTAATACAACCCCAAGAGGAAATATATAATGGCTATTTTGAAGAATGTTGAACTGTACTTTGCTAAACTTAACCCTAAGAAACCAAACGATCGTTTCGATAAAGAAAACCCAACATGGGAAGTACAGATCCGTACCCGTAGCAAAGCTCAAGCAAAGGAATGGAAAGATCTTAGCATTAATGTTAAGCCAGATGAAGATGATGCAGGTATCTTTTATAAAGCTACCCTTAAAAAGCGCTCTAAAAAGCGCAATGGAGAAGAACAAAACCCAGTGTCTCTTGTAGGCGGTGATTTGTCTACTATTGATCCTGACAAGCTAGGTAATGGCTCCGTAGGTAATGTTCGTGTTTATCAGTATGACTATAATATTGGTGGGCGTGAAGGTATTGCCACAATGCTAATGGCTGTTCAAGTAACAACTTATAAAGAGTATGAGCCAAAACCTCGTGAAGACGACTTTGAAATGACTGATATGAAGGTCGTTAAAGTGGCAGACAATCAACAGATTGATGCTGAAGATATGGCAGAGGACGATCTAGACTTTTAAAAACAACACCTGAGTAAGTGTATAAACTGCTCATAATAATCAAATTCGTCAACAATATTGGAGAAGAAGTATGAACCGTGAAGATTTCTTTAACTGGCTAGACACCCTCCATGACAATGGCAACTCTGACTGGGAAGTCATAGAAGACTTTGGAGATGGTAATGTCTGGATTAAGTTCAACAACGTATCGGAGGAAGACGAATGAAATTACTTAAAGGCGTATACCTAGCTGGCCCTATGGCTGGCTTCTCAGGTGAAGAAATGAAGCGGTGGAGAACTTATGCAGGAACAGTCCTATCAGATCATGGTATTGATTTCTTAGACCCTGCTCGCCGTATCTCTTTTCATGAACAACTACTAGACGATAAGGGTCTAGAAAGCAATATTGCAAAGCGTATCTTTAAACAAGACCTACGGGATATCGCACGGTGTGAGATCTTGTTGGTTGATATGCGCAATCATCCAAATGCTAAGGGCCAAGGTACAGCTTGTGAAGTCATGTTTAGCCACATGAAGAACAAGACAATCATCATGTTTAAGAATAAGCATGACCGTATTAACCCTTTTATGACCGCTATGGCAACAGAAGTTCACAACAGTTTAGATGAGGCTCTTGAAGCTTGCATCGATTATTCGGAGTAATAAGCATGACCAGAAAAACACTCGGGGACATCCTCGCAGAAAGCTTTAACAATGACAAGCGCACTTATTCTTATGAAGAAGAAGGCGATATGTTCTTTCCTGAATCTATCTTCCTTCATACTGTTCGGTTTGGTAGTGCTACTGTTATGGGACGAGGTAAAGACTTAGATTATCTTACTCTTGTAGCAGACTTAGGAAAAGCGTTCCCTTATCTATTAACACGAGATTGGGAATACACAGGAACAGAAGAACAGTATCTAGCTAACCCGCAACAGGTGGAGTTTCAAACTTTTCGCCTAAGGTGTTATAACCTTGTTGTCGTATCGAACGCTAAACACTTTCGTATGATGAGGAAGGCTAATGATCTTTGTGTTAAGCTTAAACTAGCTAACAGAGATGATCGTATTGCTGTTTTTGATTCAATCTGTGCAAAAGGAGAAGTATAATGGGATTTAGTCCAAGAATGTATGAGATACACGTTTTCCTTGAAGGGGAGAATGAAGTGTGGTGGTGGGAGCATATTGATACCTTTGGCGATTTAAATGAGGCTTCTAAATGGTATGGGCGTTATAAAGATACAAACATGAGTGTTCGTATCATTGAGACTAAAATAGTAAAGGCCTTTGAAGATGGAAAGGAATACGCATGAGTAAATTACATGACTTAGAACCTATGATAATGGACTGCTGGCATGTGTGTGATGACCTTCAGGCAGTTTTCAAACAGATAGGTGACGGTGAACGTGAGCCCACACCAGACGAACTTATGAACGCACTTATGGGTATGCAGCAGCTGTATCAATGGAAGTTTGAGCAGCTATTTGAATTATATGAAAGTGCTATAAAAGAAAGAATAAACAATGGCAACTGAAATCCGTGAAACATACTATGAAATTTACCTTGACGGAGAATTGTATCACGAGGGTAGTTTTGAGGCTTGTAAAGAATATGCGTTGCACGCTCTTGACGATGACTGCGCTGAAGTCTATAAAGTAACTGTAATAGAGGAGAAGATAGTTGTTTAATCATCAACAAGTATTAATTCCAATTAATAGCGCTGAAGATCTTTCGATTGTGTCTATTAATGGGAAACCAGAAATAGCTATCTGCGGCCCAGAGGGGGTGTATCATAACACTGTAACCCCTTTGGGCAATGAAAAAGACTTACGNAANTTCATGAAAAAATGGTTTGGAGAGTAAGAATGAAAGTAGCAGCTTATTGGAACTTACATAAAAATATTTTCTCGATTCAATCCCGTGAGAAAGGGAATTACGGCAAAGTAATTTCCCATGTTAACTCAGTAGTAATCGCATTACCAAAGTTTGTTGTAAGACAGGCTGGACGAGAGAAAGTATTAAAAACTAAACAGAAGAATGTTCACGCTTTTATAGTGGGGCATTTACTTACAGGGGAGATTTTGGTTGGACAAGAAAAACCAAATCTCGTCTATTATAATCCTTACAAATTTAACAGTTTTGTAAAGGCTGACACTAAAGAAGAAATCAAGCAAGCAGACGTAGCTATTCTAAGGTTACATAACAATAAACCAGTAATAGAGGCTTACCTATGAATAATGATAATCCCCTCGATTGGCAACTTATAGAGGATCGTTTCGAAGAAAGATCAGCTATACTAGAATATGACGCAGGATACCCTCGTTATGAAGCTGAACAACTATCAGCTCAACAGATGGGGTATGCTAATAAGGCAGACTTAAAAGCAAAAATACAAGAAATGAAGGCAGAAATAATCAATGGGTAAATTAATCTATAAGATATACAAATCACCATCTTCAACTATCCTAGAATATGAGGTTGATAGTTGGCAAAAAGCAATAGATATCTGGTCAAACTTAAAACAATCAGGTAATTCACCTTACATAGAGTGTCTAGGTGATAAACGTAATATGGTTGTAAATAGCAAGTCAGGTATACGAGAGTGGAGTGATTATCTCTTAATGAACAATTACAATCGAGTGGAGCGGAGAATTATGTTGGATATGCAAGATCAGGAAATTAACGGCATGGAAGTAGTAGAAACTAAAGATACAGGTAACTTTGGGTATAACGCTTATCTAGAAAGAGAAGCTGAGGCCGAATATCAAGCCTTGATTAAAGAATCAAACTACACAGTAGCAGAGGAATGCGAAAAGAAAAAGGCATTAGACTTTCATGGTAACTTTGGTAAGCTCAATAGGTCAGACCAAGATGAAATCATTAATCCAAAGCATTATAAAATGATCCCAAAGGAGGCTTATAACCGCTTCCCAGAAGGATTAGAGTATATGGATCTTATGGAATATATTTTAGATAGTCATAGTGGTGTAAATTCACACCTCTTAGGCCAAATATTTAAGTACGCTTGCCGACTAGGTAAGAAGGACGCCGACCTACAAGATGC